AGTCAACGATGTAAATTTTTATTTTCGAAATTTCTTTGGTCCCTAATTCGTAGATCCCAAGTAGCTAGGAAATCTAGCTAGAGTTACGACACCTCTAATGAGGTGAAGTCCAGCGGCGTTTAGTGTAAGCTGAACCGCGCAGCGTTGACTTCTCCGGATCGGTAGCAGCCATAAGTTCGGTAAAATGCAATTTGCGTTTACTGAATTTTGAACTGTTTCCGACATAATCCCTGGTAATAGACCAGCATCTGTTGATGCGGGCTTTTTCCAAGTGGTACCGAAGGAGTCGATCGTAGCCTTCCAACACGTCCTTCCTAGTACGGGACTTTACGGTTAAACCGTAGATCTCAAACCGGGAAAGCTCTTTATTCCATCTTTCGACGGAATAATAGCGCTGAAAGGACTTCCAACCGACTACAGATGACTCGTCATCCACATGAGGCAGAAAACCAAATAGGTTTTCTATAAATAACCTCATGAATCTGGCTGTCCTCCAATAACCTTTTCGATAGAAAAGGTCAGCAGAGGCGACAGTGGCTAACAAGCCTTCTGTATCATGACGTGTAGTTGGCATACTCTGCCGGATGTACACCGGGGTCACTTGGTGACCCTTGTATGCATCCATGCCGCAACTTTCGCGGAAATATCCGTTCGAAAAAGATTTCGATCGGTTTACGCGAAGGCCAACGGACTCGAGTATGTTAATACACATCTCACTCCAAGCCACAGGGATGATCAAATCATCCCCGAAGACAGTTATCTTAGCTGAAACAGCTTTGATAGCTATAGTGGTGACTGGACGACCGGTTACTCGTAAACCAGCTAATATGCATAGTACATAAAATACCATGCTTTCAACTGGAAAACAGAGAGCCGATCCCATACTAGCGAACTTCTTAAGGGGTATAATCTGCCCCGTTGGAAGCTTAGCAGTAGAACTTCTACACGCAAAAATAGCGCGGCAGAGGTTCGGCGTACAGCCGAGTAAATCTACTACTAAGGCAGCATGGACACGGTCAGATGCTTCACTCAGATCGAGTGTTGCCATAGACTTATCCTTGCTACTTTCTCTAGCCAGACTACGATTGATAGAACTATCCGTAAAATGGATACTCTTCCCAAGTAGTGGGTCCGACTCTATACCGTCTACAATAGCAGACATAAATGCCTGCTGCGTATATTGCATAGAAGTGGGTTCAATCGCTATGACTCGCGGCGTTTTTGCAGTCTTCGGTACAAAAATTACCTTTGCAGGTAGTTCTTCCCTAGGATTCAAAAACGACAACGACTCACGCTCGCTCAACCACGCTTCAGAATTACTGAAGAGGTAGTTGTCTGCGGGCATGGCTCGCTGGAGCCGTCGGGTCCAGACCCTGTGTCTGAACTTAGCGTTTCCGCTAAGTTTTTCGACAACAGCGCCGGGGCCGTGTCTTGGGACAAGGCATCCATTGTACAGGTTTTCCTGTACGTTATGGAGCATGCCGCCAAAACAGATGCGACTAATGTCACGGAAACTATCCCGATGACACCACGTCGCAAGACGGACTTCAGAAAGGTCTTCTTCGCACTGAAGGTATGCTTTGATAGCATTACGCTTTCTAGCATCCGAACACTCCTTTTTGAGTTTATTGAACGTTAAACAAACTTGTCTAACGGCATCAATAGCCTCTATTGAAGCGTCGGTACGAAGAGTCCCATCTCCTGGGTCAAAGACCATAGAGGTTATACCCGAAAGAAATTTCGGGATTAACCCTTTATTTCTCAAAGTCTTCACTTTCGCGAAGGCAGGAAATAAAGATGGATCTATGCGCCCTAGCTCGAGGCTTCTTTCGAAGCCTTTTGCGAAGGCAGGTAGAGTTATCGTAAAAAACGATAATCCTTCCGCTTTGACTCGTGATCTTATAGTTTTAAGATCACGATCTATGGAGGTGTTACACATAATACTGACATCTGTCAGTATGTTAGTGATTAGAACGTACTCTGTACTTTTCATGATACCCTTTCGAGGTTGTCATTACAGTACTACGGTACAGGTCCTAGTTCTCAGTATCGCTTCACAGCGGTATTGACACCATTACCCATTCTAGTAGTTAATTAGAATGGCCGGCTAAGCGAAATTATGCTTCGCCGTTGATGAGTTTATCTCGGTTACCAGTCACGCTAGAAATAAAACTAGCAGTGGCCTGAACCAGATACTGCAAATCTACATCGGTAAAACCCTGACGGGGATTATCGAGTACGAGATAGCAGGTGGCATAATTTTCCACATTCTCAGCAGGAACGAACGGATTTGCGGTAATCGCCTTTTGGGTGACTTTCCACAAATGACGTTCCCGTTTACCCTTGACAATCTGATGAGAAATTTCAGCTTTGAAACTCTCGTCGGCCATGCCAAAAGTAGACGGACCACCCGGTATAGGCTGAAATTGCCTAGCCAGGTTTTTGTTAACTGCATTAACAGTAATAGTGATAGGATCTGAGAAAGCCATAGTTGCGTTCCATTCTTAGGTTAGAATTAAAGGTCTCACGACCTTGATTCATACTAGAGGGTGTTTGTGCTTAGACTCTCTGGAGTCCAAGCGCCACTAATATGCCGAGCTGTAAGTCAGATAAACTGACTTCTGTCGCTAAACCAAAGGGATCTATTTTGCGTCTGCATTTCGTGTCAAAGACACGAGTAACACTCGCGCGATAGAAACCATTGGAGCAGGTGAACCTATATTCTCTGACAACACGTCTTTGACTATAGGCATAAAGTGACACGACTCTGTCTCTTAGGTTCGCTTCTATGTTGGATATAATATCCCCCAAATTAGAGAACCAATCGACAAGCCATGACCACCTTGTGGCCTCCCACATCAAAGCTTCGTCGGCAATTAAACCGAGTAGCTTCAACCGCAAATATGCGGGTGTTGGGGGTATATCGCCGAGATGATAGGTAAAGACTCCAGATGCACGCTCAAAAACTTCTTTATGAAGTACGAGTTTGCATTGAAATCTGTCTATCATCCCATCAGGATCACCGCCGCTTGGAATCAAATCTTGCATCCAGTTCTGATTATCAGAACCAGAATACTCGAAGAGAATCTCGTCGGTGACTACTGGTGGCCTTGCTGGAACAGACCTATGTAATGGCACTCCGCCATTACGCATCAAAAATTCGATGCGCTTTTCTAACTTGAAGTACAAATCAATGCACTTCTTAATGTCAGAAAGCAAAGGTTTCCACCCAAACTGTATTGCTAGGAGCCAGTCAGATAATCCTTTCGGATTAGAAACTGACTTGACAAGCGATTTCATAGAATCCAACTTACCTTTCACAAGGTGAGGAAGATCCCTGATTTCTGCAATGTCAACACCTAGACCTACAGCGGGTTTGGTAGGATTCATTTCCTTCCAAAGCCTAGGTCCAATACCTGAGAGATCGAGATCCATCGCTGGAGGCTCGATCGAATCATGAACTCTAATTCCGTCATGCTCAAAGTCTTGAGGAGGGATCAAGTAAACTTGACCACTTTCATCGATTTCAAGCACTTCAGAATAAAGATGTCTGTCATGATTATCTGTAGTAACATTCCGATATTCAATGATATAGTGGGTAAAATCCCCACCATCATCCTTGATAACCGCGATACCATGATCCTTCTTAGGGGCATGGTACGTTGGATTTCGAAATGTATCTTCAGTTACCTCAACTTTCTCATAATACTTATACTCGGAGAGTTGCCTATAGGTCTCTACAAAAGTAGATCCCATTAGGTCTCGCCGAACAATAAGATTATAATAGAAAGTACCAGGTAATTTGAAGCGACCTCGCTTACGCCAAAAACGCGGTTTTTTGTCCAACGCAGATTGGGCATCAGAGGATAATCTTCCTCCAGATGCCTCTGCGGCGGCTTTTACCTCGTCTTTGTCATACTTCTGATTTACAGGAGTAGTAGCATAGGTCATACAGATCTCCAATATACACTAAGCGACAGTATAGTCCTAGTAGAGTCTAAGGATTACGCTGCATACTCGAATAGGTAACAAACCTATATAAGTAGGCGTAATATATTAGAATGCTAGGGATAGCAGAGGCGATGTGTTAACATCTTGGAGTACCTTAAAGGGTAC